TGAATGAAATCCAAATCCTGTAGATCAGCCAGGGCGTAGGGTGAGACAAAGAAATCATCGCCCGAGCCATTGATATTGGTCTGCAATACTCCACTCTTGTAGACCTGAATCTTTAAAGCAGTGAAGACAAGTAGATATTGCTGTTCAATACTGAAGGCAAATTGAAATATCCGCCCATCACCTAAAGCTTCACCTAAGAACTTCTGTCCGGCACGCCTAGCCATGCCACCCTGAACCAGAGCAACCACGTTAGTGGCTGTCTGAACACCGCTGTAATAGGCTTCTAGGTCGATACGGCCCAGCAAGCGAGGATCAAGCTCACCTTTGTTAAGGTTAGATTGACATGACCAAATGCCGCCCGCCATTAGAACGACCGCCCATCACCGAAGTCTCCACCAAAGCGAACATCAGTAAATGGCTGATGTACAATAGATACCGGGGGTGTACCACGCGAATCAATAGAGCGAGCGTGAGAGATTTCTTGCAGGTACTTACGCTCCCAAAGAGCATTCTTTTTCTCATCGTTAGTCACTGCAATAGCAAAGTCAGCAGCTAATCGATACTCAAGCGTCTTAGTGAAATACACAGGCATATCAACTTCAGCAGGTCTAAATACATAATCAATATCAAGATCATCAACATTAGAAAATAAGAACTGTTCAAATACTTGGTAAGTAGTGAAAGGCCGAACGGTAACAATAGAAATCAAATCAGTAGGCAACTGAAAAGCGAACTGATATTGGTTGATAGGCTCTTGTGATAAGCGGTTTAACTTCTGCTTCTTAATGGCAAAACGCCAATAATGCTCGGATAACACACGCTTTAAGGTGTCCTCATAAAGGTTTGACGCAACCAATGCACCGGCACCAGGATCATTAAACGAGGAGATAGGTTTGTCACCGATAAGAATTAAGGCATTACTAGAAATTGAAATATCTGTAGCCATATCGGCACTCCAAAAAGACCCCCGAAGGGGTTAGCCCCATATTTCAGGGGCTAAATCAGTGGTAGTTAAGCCAGGGTCAATGTAGAACTCAGAGTGGTTACTACACCAGCCCCTGAGATAGCATCTACAAACACTAGCGTGAAGGTTTCAGTACCTCCGTTTGCATCAACCGACCAGACCAAATCGCCTACCTGAATACCCAAAGCAACTGCGGTATCAAAGTAGCCTGAAGCCACAACAGTAGCTTTCGCATCTGCCGTGGTGTAGGTCCAGTGCCGTGGAGCATTACTGTTTGCCATTGAAGAGAGCGGCAAGAACTCTGTTGCGGAAAAAGCCATGCTAATCCCTCCTATGCAGTTTCATCATATTGGACTTTAACGACACCAGCCGCCTCACGTAGCACAGCGCCAGACTTCAGCATACCGTTAGCTAACCAAGAGGTTTTCTGTGCAACCCAGTCAATAGTGGTTTTCATATCAAGGCCAACGGCATAACCAACAGCCATCTTCTGATACACGAAAGCGTCAACGATATCCCCGGTCTGAGGCAGGCCGCCTTCGACACGGGTTTCAATCAACTCAAACTTAAAGCCCATGTAGCTATTAAGCTCACCATTCATCAGCGCCTTGATAGTAGCGAAATCACTAGAAGTGACCTCGGGGTCTTCAAGTAACTGACGCAAACCAGCGGCATTGTGCATGATAGTACGGTCAGCAGAGTCAACAGCCCGGTCATTCATTATTTCAGAGGCTGAGCGGAGTTTAGATACAGTCAAACCAGCAGCACCGGCAACAATCAGACCGCCAACATCAAGATTGGCAGGAGTTGCTGAGTAAGTACCAGCAGCAATTGCATCAATGATGATCTGATCTTCACGACGAGACAAGGCTTTAGCGATGGTTTGCGCTAACTCCTGACGTTCATCGAAATTAACTTCTGCCTGATCAAAAATATCAGTGTATTCAGGAGCATTCCAATTTTCGAGAGTAGCTGTTTGACGTGCATGCGCGATGTCCATCGGGGTAACATCGGCTTGAGTGGCTTTCTGATTAGCTAGACCTTTACCCATACGAGTAAATTTGTAGGCTTCACCAACCACACCAGTTCGAATTGTAACGGTGTTGCGAAGCTTGCCCATACTTTGATAAGCATGTTTCACATCATCGTCAAATTCAGTGACCGCAGCAGCGGTTAAGAACTTAGACATAATTTGTCCTCCTCGGACAGAAAAAACTATTTGTTTCAGCTTTTTCGCGGTATCCAATAAGGCGCGAATTCAGCTAACTACACTAAATTGAGCAACTTACCGGCTCCGAGGAGGTATCGGTGTGTTATTTCTATTATATATCAAAAAATGATAGCGTCAAACTATCAAGTTAAAGCGACAACCTGAAAGAACCCATCTGTTACGGTTATATTATCTGTTGATGTTTCGTTTTCCACAAGGAACTGTATATCATCGTCTTCGTCAATAGAAACAACAGCGGATACCACCATATTGTCAATCCTGGTGCCTGCCGCTCCACTAGTGGTTAGCCTAATCTTTGAGTCCGGAACTTGAACTCCGTTTAACGAAAACGACCCTATAAGAACCTGATTATTAGTAACTGTCTCCATTGTAAAATGGGCATTAATCAAAAATGGTCCCGATTTAGCTCCTGTGTAGGTGACTTTATTAGGAGATGCTATATGAGTGAACTTTTGCACAGGCTGTGCAGTAAGTAGAACTGTTGTCCCGGCCATAACAACAGGGGTAGACGTGGTGGATATTACGGTAGCTGTAGAATTGCCTACCATATTCCAACCGGCATTAGCTATCGAATCTATTAAATTTTTGTTCCCTCTAAAGAATGCGGCGTCATCATTAGCATCTATTCCTGACAAATACGTTCCTGGACCAGTGAATGTGTTGTTTAGAACTCTAAATCCTTCTCCGATAAATGTGGCGCCAGGATCAACAAACACAACCACCTCACCACTAGATGTATCGAATATAGAGTCCGCTATCTGGGCGCGCTCCGTGATATCCCCGACGAAGCTTATCCAGGGATTTGTAGTCCCTAGCCAATTGACAGCATTAAACCTCGAGATCAAAAGCCTATTAGTCGTCCCATTGATTATTAATCCACCAAACTGATTAAATGATCTAATCTTGTCAAATTGTGTGGCGAAATATCCTCTGGCAGCTCCTATAATCCCGCCAATAAAGAATACTTCTTCAAATATACACACACCCCCGGCCGCAGCATCAAGCTCAAGATGAGTTCCTGTGCTTTCAGTCAGCGTAAGCTGCATGTTTTTTACAATCACACTGCCAGTAGAGTTAAGCAAAGTTCCTGTAGTGTCCGAACTAATCCCTGATGTAACAAGGCTGGAGCCGACAGCGGCGCAATCACCCAAGCAATTTATTATTCTGTCACCGATATCCACCGTGGTCATAAACATACAGGTAGTTCCAGCGGGGAAAGTAACGGTGGTGTCGTCGTGAACCAGATCCTCTAGCCGCTCAATAAAGAATGTATCGGTATAGTCTTTCCCAATAGGAGACTCAGCAGCAGTAGAGGCATCAGCGGTGACATTAAGCATCTTCAGAACGCCAGATAAGCGAGCGAGGATCACATCGCCCTCTTCTAGCTGGAATTGCTTATCTGCGAAATATCCCGTAGATATCACCGTAACAATCGGGTCTGTCGATTCATACGAATAAACCCTAGGCGTAGGTGTGGAGTGAGCCCCAACCGTTGCAAAAGTATCTTGATCAAAGCTCATTCAGTTCTCCTAACCTACTGTTATTCTGTTTTCGCCAGTACCCACGAGATCATCATACATCTTGCGGACCTTCGCTCTATGCTCGGGATCTGTCTGCATTAGCAGATTACCATTTTCATCTTTACGGAATTTCTCTGCTCGGACTTCTTCATGTGTGACACCTGGAGCAGCAGGAGCATCTTTATTGGCCACAGGGGCATTGCGGGACTTAGCAATCAATGCTTCGATAGCCTTTACTGCTGAAGCACTGTTAGCCGCCTCCTCAAGACCAGCAAAGGTTTCATCATCCATGTTGGCTTTACCCCAATCAATGATGTTGTCAATACGTCGATCAGCATTAGGGCCAAGCTCTTTCATGGACTCAGCTTGCAAATCTTGCAATGCTTGTTGTTCAGCCAGTTGAGACTCAACATAAACACCAACCAGCTCATTAAAGCCTTCTTGGTTGATGCCCATTTCTTTGGCTTTCTCTTTGAATGAGTTAAGCAATGGGTCATCTTCAGCCAGTTCTACGCCTTTCTCAGCCAACTCATCAGACAAAGACACCTCATACTCATCTGGTGAGCCTGTAAACGAACCAAACTGCTTGTTTAGCTCTACATAAGCCTTGGCTTGTTCTGCCGTTGACTCTTCGATACTGCGGTCATCAGTAATGTATTTGGCCTGCAACCATTCAGGAGCTGCACTAGACTGCTCTGCAACTGCATCAGCTACGGCAGCAGCGTTATCACCATCGCCACCCTCAGCTGCACCATTATCGCCACCACCCTCGCCTTCTCCATCATTACAGTGAAGCATGCCTTTAAGGACTAGCCGCTGATATACATTTAATCGATTTCTCATTGTTCTCTCTCCACTGACTGAATTGCTATGATTATGTTTCTAATTAATTGTTTGCCACCTTCTGCTAAACCCGCCTCAAACTGTGTTGAGTTTGCGTGTACAGAGGGCGTCATGACTAAATCTTTTGTCCACTTTGCGAGCAATTCTTGGCCTGCATCTGATTGCTCAAACACCAGGTGGATAAGCTCGCGGTCCTTCTGGATCTTGAGCATTGCTGTTGTCTGCGCTTCCTTCGCTTCATTCTCCCAATCATCGAGGGATTGTGTTTCAAACGGGTTGTTGTCCATTGACCCCACCTTCTATTTGTTGTTCAGCTACTTCGGCTACCTTCTGCTTTACGGCTTCTATTTCTTCCTTGGTTCTCACCAGTTCACTAGTAGGCAAACCCAACTGTTTAGCAGTCCATGTGGGTATGTTCTCAACCTGGACTGATGCGGCCAATACTTCAGGGGATAATGTCGCTAGTGAATTAATCCATACCTGATAATTACTGAAGTTCTCCTGCAACTCTGACTTGGCCAAAGGTGACGCCATCTTGATAGTGACTTCACGCCCATCAACGCGCAACGGCACAATCTTACCCGCTCTTGTCAGGATATCGACACAGCGCCGAACAATGGGCTCTATCTTCTCAGTCTTCAATCGACCAAACGAAGCCCCGGCATCCCTCAACATCTCCTGCTGTCTGATAATGTTCTCAGTAGCCGAGCGAATAGGGTCTGTTAACTCACCCAGTGGCGCAGCGAACAACGCTTTATTAATGTTTTCCTGCAAGTCCGCGAGGATAATGCCACCTACATTAAAGTCACCAGAACGCTCCAGAGGACGCAGCGTAGGGTTTGCACTAGCATTAGAAGATACAGGCAGGATAGTGCCAGGATGAATGCGCGCCGTGTAGGGATTGAAGATGCCATCATCCACCCCCGTATACACACCCGATATAGCAAGAGCAGCATTTTTAAGTATGAACTCCTTTACCTTATTGACTGTTTTGATATCAGGCAACACTTTGATAATAGGACCACGACCATAGAACTCACCGGGGACAACTGACCACCTATATATAACACCGGGATTGGTAGTAAACGACTGACTGAAAATAACCTGCTTATCGGCCTCAAAAATGACTATCTGCCAAAATAAGCCATCGTCTGGATTAAAGATAATACCGTCGAGAATATCCACCTTCTCATTCGGCATCTTATCCATTTTCTTAGTGAGCTTATTACCAAAGTCACCTTCAGGCCACATACGCTTAACATTGCGCGCCTCGGTATTATGCTTGCGCCAGAAAGTTTCGATGCGAGGACCAGCAGGAGCCTCTAAATACAGCTGCGACAGTGGAATAGACGAGAACTTGAGTAATGGCTCGCCCAATGCTTCGTTGCCCTCCTCGATCATTAGAGCGCCGGTACCTATAGACAAGTCCATATCAGATTCATTGGACTGCATCGAGAAATCAGAGTGGTTCAGGAAGTTGAAGAATATCTTGGTGATCTCTTCAAGCTTCTGGTTGACATTTTCAACCTCATCCTCTGGAATATCAGAGCCAGCAGTGAAGTCCATCCACTGCATCCATGGGGGTGTAAGGCTGGACATAATACGAGATGCGAACTTCTCTACACCATTGACCGCCGTACTGTCATAGACGTGCCGGTTCTTACGTTGACCAGGGGAATGGATATTAAAGGTTTCTTTCTGAGGGATAGTATAATCATAAGCCTCTTGAAGCAGACTACGCCATAGCTCTCTACGCTCTCTGGCCGCACCAAATCGCTTGATTAAGTCAGCAGCAGAGCCTAAGCCTTTTGGAATGTCAGCCATTAGTTTGCCCCCAGTATCGACTTTGCAGAAAAGGGCCTTAACTTCTCCGTCTCTCTGCGACTGGCTGGCACTACAGACAACCCTTGCGCGACTGATACCGCCGCCTCCACAGATTTAAAAGACGGGAGTTTGGCCCCTCCTTTCACTCTCTCAATCGCGCGGTTAATAGCTATTTGTGACTGTTTTCGTGTTGGCCTTCCAGACTTCAATAATCCGTTAATGTCCTCTTGACCTCTCACAAGAGTGGGTATATTTACCCACCCTCCGAGTTCAGGTACAAATTCTGTAATTGAGAACTCTGTCGATACCCTGCCCCTATTCGGAATCTTCCCAAGCTCGCCAAATCTCGCGTCTGCCCGAATGACGTCTCTATCGCCTTTTGATAGCTGGGAGAGAAGGCTCTGTCTTTTTGCCATGCTATCCGCCTAGTTGATTAGTAACGCCACGGGAAGATGTACGTGTTAGTAAAGAGCGACCACCTGCTTTAGCTGTTGCTCTGCGAGTACCCACATCACTAGCTGCCTCTGCTAGTCGTAGGTTCTCTTTCTGCTGCTGTGCTGCAATGGCTTCTTGCTGTTGTGCAGCTGCTTTCTTCGCCTGGGTTTTGCCTGTTCGAAATAACCTCTCCGCCCTGCCGCCAAGTATTCCACTCAATGAATCACTCATCTGTCAATCTCCTGTATAGCTGCCAAGGCGTCCAGCACAGCATGGCTTTTATGCCTAATAACGACTTAACTACCTCGACGCAATTAAACCAGCAAAACCCGCCTCGATAGTTTTCCTTAATCTTAGCACGTACTGGCAATATAATATCACTATGGCCGCATAAAGTAGATATATGTGGATATAGAGACACAGGATACAAGTTAATCTCTGTAACCGCTGCTTTAGGGTCAACAACAATCCACATATAACCTTCATCGCTCAACCTCACAGCCTTAACATGACTGAACCCAGGCATCAAATACTTGAACAGCCAGTGACTTCCCTTTGAATGGCTGAATATCAAGTACCAATCAACCATCTTCGTATCTGTATCAGGGTCCATTAGAACACACTGAAATCTTGATTGGCTGTAATCTGTCTCGAATACATAGCCTTTCTATCTGGCTGAGCCAACCTATCATGCCAGGCCATAGCCATCTGCCTTAACGCGTCATTACAGTGTGAAGTCCAATCATGTACCGGATTAGCAGAATAGACTGACTTCTTATCATCCCAGCCAAACCGATACTGACTAATGCACTCAATGCCATGCTTGCACCGTGATTCATCAATCCATACCCGGCTAAATAGCTTCCTGGTGGCTTCAAGCCCCTCATGTACACGGTGCTGAGGGACTACGCGAAAGTTAATACCCATATCCCTGGCTGTATCTCTACGGCTCTTACCGCTCATCAGCTCTCTAACCTCAATATCATGAGGCGCGAAATGCTCACCGTATTGAATGTTGTGGTCTTTGGCGAATTGCTTAAGATGCTGGATGTAGTGAGCCATACCTTTGCCGCTATCCTCATAGTAAGCAATGAGGCGTATCTCTTGGCCTACTGACTGGGCGAACCAAATAGCTTGCATATCACTAATGCCCAAGTCCCAAAAGGTGTGAACCTCGATAGACGGCTCAATAGGGACAAATCCCACCCGCTTGTCTTTGTACGCTGCTTGCAATTCCTTACCGTACACAGAGCCACGTATAGCAGCAGTCCAGCTGCATTGATACTCTTGCTCATATTCATCCTCAGACATGATGCCCCTAGCATCCTCTAACTCCTCCTCATCAACGATGCCTGAGTCACTAGCCCGGTAAATGGCAGTGAACCATTTGGGGTCATTACTGGCGTGTTCATACAGATCATAAAATGAGTTTTTACCCTTTGGAGTTCCGATGAATAAACCCCAGCCCTTACGATCCGATAGTGCAGGGCGTATTACCTCACCGAATAATGAGCTAGGCATCTGTGCGTATTCATCCAATATGACACCATCCAAGTAGATACCACGTAGAGCATCAGGGTTATCACAGCCAAACAGTTGGATACGCGAACCATTGGGATAATCGACACGTAATTCAGCTTCATTGATCTTGATATTAGGTATGGGCCTTGAGTACAGCTTGAGGTAATCCCATGCAATTGTCTTGGCCTGCTTATAGGTAGGGGCTAAATAGGCGTATCTGGAATTATCTTTGGTGGTGGTCAGCGCATCTTTGAGTAGATGGTTGATAGCCATTACTGTCTTACCAAACCGACGATGGCAGACGATGACGTTCCAGCGCTTTAAGCTGTTATGGATATGCTCTTGTAGTGGTCTGGGCGAATAGGGAATGACAATAGCCATGCTACTTCTGCCATGTTATTTCTAGCTTGCCTGAATGCTCTATATCACCCTCAATATCAACGCTCTTAAGGTCAGGTAGATATTTGTTCATCAGCTTCATGCGTGAGTCTATACCGCTCTTGATGCGATTAGCCATAACAGCATCTAATTCAACGGCCTCATCCTCTAATTTGTTAATGCCATCAATGATATGCTGAAGTCGACACTGCTCAGCTAGCTGCTCCCTGAGCGCCTCTTGACGTATGCGCCTGTTCTTGGCTGCTGATGTCGCTGTATCTCTACTCATGGCGTATGTGGGCATCCATTAACACCAGGAGTACAGTTGCTAGTCTGTACTGGCTTAGTAAGTGGTGATGCTTGAGCTAATGAGCATACGAACAATAATATTAGTAAGTATTTCATGCTTACCTCACTTAGCTGGCTTTCTCAGCAATGACTTTACCTTCTTGGCACGATTCTTAACCATCGTCTTAGATCGGTTAACAAGATTATTTCTACGCTCTTGCTCTGTATGTGATGGCATTGAATGCCTCCTAGGCGTATTTGCCCATATCCTTCTTGTTGATCTCGTAAGGCTTAAAGCCCTCGTCGATCAGAATGCGGTTATTGCCAGAGTAATGGCATACCTTAATGAAAGCTCGCTCTAGCTTGATGTACTGGTCTCGTAGCTCATTGAACTCATCGACACTAACTGATGGCTTAGCTTTAGGCCCTGGCTTGGCTTTTGGCTTGGTTTCATCGATTTTTGTTACATCTCCTGGACCCATAGTATTCTCCACTGATTAATGCGTAATTATGTTACTTATGGAATGACCTTCATTCCTTATTTTTCTCGCTTTCTTCTCTGCCATATCAACCTTGAGGTCAATAAATACAGGGCATCCGGTTATTTCTTTTGCTTCGTTGATAATATATAAGCGCATATCAAGGAATGATTCATAAGGCAAACCGGCTTTAGCCCAATAGCTAGCTAATTCACAAAGACCATCAACGCCCTGGTTAACGTTATCATCAGCAAGACCTTGAATAGTCTCGTCGATAATGTCATTTATGTCGATCATCGGCCTAGAACGAAGGCTGATGATCCAGATGTGGGATTTAGCCGGTACAACACATCATTCAACGGCTCAAAACCATTTCTCTCTACATCGCCCGAAAATGCCTCGACCACGCCGTATGTTGAACCTCCATCAAGTGACCGCTCTATATCACCAACAGCGGTGCCTATGAGGCTCAGCGTGAAGTTATCTTTTAAGACGATGCCAGTAGTGGCCGTAGTACCGGACACCGTGCCTGAGTCTTTTGCAATTGCCATTCTATTTCTCCACTCTAATCTTGCTATAAGTCCACTTGATAAGCTTAATGGCCTTTTGACCGGCCATCCATAACATCTTTAATGACAACAGAGTAACATAAAGAGCTCCGGCTATTTTAGCCACTTCAGCCCACGTCAGCAACCAGGGTCCATGAGTTATCAAATAGTCGCCTATTTGTGGTATCTGCTCATAGGCTGGCAGGGCCGATTCAGCCTCTTTCGCTAAAGGCGCACCAGCAGCACCAGCAGCAGGTAGCCCCGTACTTATCTCAGTCAATCTTTTCACGCTTCAACGTCCTCGACTTGATCATTTGACCTAATCGACATAGGCAGGCTATCCCTTGAACGATATACAAAGGCCCTTGAATTAGCCAGAATATTGTCCAGCCATTCAGGGTGAAATATTCGTCTAATTGCGTTAGCCATTCCACGCCACGGACCTCCAATCACTAGTAGAGCGGCTTGTAACAACGCCATTGAATTAATTATAACCCCTAAGTTAGTATATACAAATCCGTTATATGGTTTCTGGTATCCTGCTATCCCAATCAAAAAGAACGCTGTAATTTCTACAATTATCAATAAAATAGCCAAACCTGAATTTGATATCATGGATATAACAAAAACACTAACAAAGCTCATTGTCGTCGCAGCATTAAACCAGCGCTCATTTTCAGGAATTAAAAACCCTGATAAATAAGTTAATAATAATATCAAAGATACACACAGCCATCGATTTACCGTCATGTAGTCCTCTTCTTTGATAGCAATCTAATTTTAGCGACTCTCTTTTTCTTTTCAGCCTTTGCCTTTGCAGTTGCACTAACTGTAGGAGGTTTTTTATTTCTAGGCTTGTTGGTTGGGCTTACTGGCATATATCACTCCTTAGTTATGTTATTGATGACATTATAGGGCGCATGATACCACCGCTAACAACAACCGATAAACTATTAAACCAATCATCATATCTCACCGAATCAATTAAATCAGCATCAACTCTCGCTTCAATAACATCACACATAGTAGTAAAATCATCACCGGTAATTTCAAACGTTGCTGGTTCCAATGCCCCTGCACTAATCTTATGGACATAGAAAAATATAGTTGTGCCTTGGGATATAGCCTTATCAAGTTCAGCAGTCATGGCCACGATACTGGTGGCACCAGAGCCTATATCCATCGAAGAAGCATTGATTATCATAGGCTCGATTAAGCCAAGTTGAATTTTTTCAACGGTGTTATTGGTCTGCACGACACCAGTGATGGACCGGGCTGTTCTCAATCCAGCATCTTCAGCAGCTTGGATGTAATTAATGTCCCCAATTAAATAAACATCTGCTGCATCCCAATCATCATCTGTGCCTCCAGACAATGTTGCTGTTATTGTCGTAGCGGTATTAGCAGTAATTGTACCGTTACTGTCGTCTGTAAGGTTATGAATAACTTCGCCAACAAATTGATCTACAGTCCAACTAGCTAAGCTGTCTGATAGCACTGCAACATTACTGCTTCCATTATGCTGCCCTCTCGACAGATAAGCGCCCCCAGGCCATGCAAAAAAGTCTTTGCCAGCACTAAAGCCGTTATCTACTAGATATGACCTTACCGTCTGGATATCTGCCGTGACCTCCGCTGGAGTGGAGCCAGCCAAGGCATAGCTACCGTCTCCATCTACATCAGAGTGGGCGGCAATTAAGTTACCACCAGCCTGCAAGGTTGTTAATTCGCTTTTAGTGAGAAATCCTGCGCCGTCGATTAGTCGGGGGATAATGTGAAGAGATACCGGAATATTTCTAGCATTGGCAATGGCCGCTGCATCAATCTGAGAAAAATCACCATCCTCGACACCATCATCAAAGCACATGACTACCTTTGGCCGAGTACGTCTACCACAAACTAGCGAATCTATGTTGATGGATTCTGCCCCGGCAGCCATATTACACAGGATATTAACATTCGTAACATTTGAAAAATCTACTCCTGTACCCCCAGCTATACTCATATCAGATTTGAACCAAGTAACTGCCATTCTCCCGCCATCAGGTCGAAGGGTTCCTGTAAGAGATCCAAATAATGTCACCAGGGAACTATTAGATAAATCAGCATTACCCCCGGCAGACATATAGACCGAGATGTTATTTGCTGCATGTACTTTATCCCAATCTACCCAAAGGGTGAATGTATCAATACCACTGAGGTCAAAGCCTTCTGCTCGGAAACGGTTAAATCGAACATTACCAGAGCCGGTAGCGGAGAAATTAAGCGACTGAGTTCCTTCTAAGAAGGTGTTCGGATTATCTGCTATTGCAAATCCCGGTGCTGTGGAACCAAAATTCGTCCAATCACTGGCATCCTCAAAGCCGTCAAGTAGTAGGCCGTTTTGACTTATGCCTGTTGTGGGTATTGTTGCCATTAGCCTTCACTCTCTAAATAAAACGTATTAAATCACATATCTTTCAACGGTTACATCACAGCCATCATCAGGGACCAGGGCCTCAAGAAGTTCGACAGCTACACGACTACTAGCAACGCCGAGCCCTCTATCAGGCACCTTGTCTCTGAACGTAAGCCCTGGAGCGTTACAGCCCTGTACTTGATTAGGCCAGTTAGCCGGGTGTATAAGGCAATGAGTGCGCTGCGATGGCCCGCTTACTGTAACACCTAACGATGGCGCGACAAAATGCAGTCTCCGTCCGTATTTGGGGCTGTCGTGCCATTGTAATCGATAGTCACCAGCAGGTATGCAGCTTATTGATGGTTCGTTGTTCTTCCATTCTCGCTCTACAGAACAAGTAAGGGGCTTGCCATCGTGATACCACCGACCAAATGTGCCGATACCAGGAATAGATGCAGACTTTAGAAATAATCTCACGATTCTTTCCGCTTTGCATTCAAGCGGGTCAGCAGGATGACCACAGCAGATACCAGAATGCCCCAATGTTCAGCACTAACACACTCAAGGCCACCGCAAGCCATATAATCACCGTATACGAGATATGCCGCAGCTCCTATACCTAAGCCGGTAACTTCTTTTTGCCCTGTCTTGGGCTTGGTTGCTACTTGTTTGATTAGCGGTATGATTGCTGTCAATAGTGGAATCAATGGTAAAGCCATAGTGTTCTCCTTAATAGCGCCATTATAGCACTAATGATCAATAGTGTTATCTGTCACACCAAATTAGTTCTTTATAAAACTTATCTGGTTGAGGTTCTGTTTTTTCAACAATCTCGCATTCATTGCGGAACCTAGTTAACCAGTTTGTAAGTTCCTCATTCAGGGATTTACTAAATTCCGGCGTCATGCCGTGGTCTTCTGTATTATCGCGCAAGCAAAGCAACTCGTTTACATAGCCGCCAATCTCGGTTCCATCTAAATGAGCGTATTGGCTTAGCTCATTATAAGCATCACTATTAATTTTCATTTCTCACTCCGTAGTTATCTCGCTAAAAGTACAGGTCAGGGTGTGTTAGTTGTCATGAGCTTCTGTGCATTGACGCTATCAAATCATTAGAATTAAAAGAGGTTTCAGCTTTCTTGCAAATTTCTTCTTTCACGGCTTCGTTCGCTTTAGCTCCTGCCAAAAAAGCCGCTTCAATTCTGTTTTTAAGGTATCCTTCGCCGCCAGCGATTCCCATAAGTGTTTCAAAACAGCAGCAGCTTTTTCCTTCTTTACTTTCAAGCCACTCGTCACGCTTAATTGCTAATTCACTTCTCATGTCTTTGTTAGTCATCTTCATCACTCCTATCTATTTCGTTTTTAGTACAGTCAGGGTGTGTTACTAACGCCCTTCGGCGGCTCTGGTAATAGCATCCAGTGGGTTACGCATTCTCGATACCCGCCTATCACCCTGCATCCAAATATTCCATCCCTTAGAAGCTTCACTTTAGGCTGTTGGGTTTCAATCATCGACTGCTTGTGACTTATCCAACAAAGGTAACGCCCGTTATTTTCTGGCAGTCGATCATTAATGTCTATCCAATCACTCATCTTCATCACTCCTATCTATTTCGTTTTTAGTACAGGATTACGCTTTAACTGTTAATTCGCCGTCAATCAGGGCTGGGTAAACACCCATCCTTCTCTCTAGGTAACAAGCCATATTTTGAACTGCGGCAACAGGGTCTATGTCGTCAAGATTCCACCCAAACAGGTCGTTATAGGTAATTCGTTCAGCGTCAAGATAGTGTTCTTCATAACCCTCATCCGACGCTATCAAAGAATCCCAGTCTTTAAATTTATTCCCTTTTTCAGAGACATAAATACACGGTAGTCGAGAATCCTCGTCGCTTTCATCAACAGGCTTGCAATCGAGAATACCTAGAACCATGCAGTCTTGAATGTCGCGGCGAGTTAGGCCCACTATAGGCATCATTCCCCGCATAGGCTGCTGACCTAGTTCTGGTCTATTAGGATCACAATTGTGTGCGGTAAAACCATCAATAATTACATCAAGCGATGGCTGCTCTCGGTCTATCTTTTCTTGTTGAAAATCTTTTACGTTAGTCATTTTTAATTCACTCCAAAGTACATTACTTAGTGTTATACGCCAATAAGGATCGCGCTCTTGTGCAGCTCACAGAAGCGTGGATTCACTGGCCGCCCGGTGTTATCAGTCGGCCAGCCTTGCGGGAGTGTTGCAGTCTTTTTAGTAAGACCAGCCACAGTAAATACCTTACCATCGACGTTCTCTTTTAGTGAATCGCCAATTTTGAATTTTAGCATCTCATTCCCCTTGACGGCCTAGCTTTTCGTTAACTTCACTGGGGCTACCTTTGACGTAATGGCCGCCATTTAAAGTAAGCAACCGGGTATTCCCGCTAACCCAATCTCCCTGTGCATCAACGTAATCATCTACTGATACAACATGATCAGGATTGACATAAATCACTTTATTGTCACCATCTCTTTTAACGAATTTAATTAGTTTCATCTTCATTCCCCTTCGATTGCTATTGTGTTAGTAATTCTGGATTGGCGTGGATATTGCCGATTACTTCAATTTCACCCAGCTCACCTTCGTAAAACTCAGATACCGGCCAAGCTGCACCAATACTCCATGTATTCTCATCCCATTGGATAACGGCTCCAGGACTAATAATGTATTCAGGGTGTGCAACAATATCCCCCTCGTAAATCTCAACGCCGTTCTTGTCGATCAGGCCTGTAAACTGCATCACATCAAATGAATCACCACCATCAAATCCCGCGTACTCTATCCATTGGCTATCTTGCCAGTTATCTATGAAGGCCTTTTTTGCTCTATCCCATGCCTTAAATTTTAGTTCCCTGCTCATGCTATAACCCCTTCATCATTTCAGTTAGTGCAGCTATACATAACATTCCTTGTCCTGCATGCCTTCATCAGCGGTAAACCAGTTATCATCTTCTGAGTTATACTGCTTGAGACGATCAGCAAACCATTGATATGTAGCACACCAGAGGACTCCATTGTGCATCCACACTGCTACAAACTGACCTGATGTTGGTTGAGAACTTACCTTTTTCAATTTCATCTTCATTCCCCTTCGATTGTATTAGTGGGATATTAGGCTTTGCCTATCATCTTCGGAGCCGTAGTTACTCGCTGACCAGCTATAGAATAAAATCCATATTTGCTGATGAATAGCGCCTTTGATTGCTCCTTAAGCTCTCCATCTGGCAGCCATGACAGGTCAGTTTGCAGGTCACAAGCATTAGTCATTGGCTGATTAAATACTGCCGGACTACCGCCCTTGTCTTGCGCCCTGGATAGCCAGTTAACGATAAACCGGCTCACACCCTTTACAGTCTTTCGCTTTGACTTATTAGCATCGCACCAAGCTATCATCTTGTTTAGCTCTTGGTGAACGTCTATTCCTGGATATAGTGATACCCACTTGATTATGTCGGCATCGTCGATCTGATGGTATTTTCCGGTATTAAGGATTATTTCCATTACTTGCTCGCCTTCACTGCCGCCGCAATATTCTCAGCGATTAATCCAGATACCTTTTTTGAAATCTTATGCTTCTTATAGAATTCTAAGCCATTAAGGGCTGCATTATGCGCGGCTCTTTCTGTTGCCTTTTTGGCTAGAGCGCCCTTATAAATTTGATTGAATACAAAGTCATTAGGAGACATTATTTTATACCCACGTATCCGGTGGTCATTGGCTTAGGGGCTTTAGTTCCGACACCTTCAAGCTCGACCCATTTAATATCACAATTAGTTGTTGATCCATTCACCGCAAGCTTAACGAACCCGCCGCCATCTCTCGCATAAACAACGCCCTCGCGCTCATAGCATTTAGCCTGCTTAAATGATCGCTTGTATTTCAATATAGCGATTGAGTCATCAATTTCTTTAAATCCAATACTCATATTGCTTCCCCTTATTCAGTAATTTTAATCGCTCGACTCTTATTCGCCGTGATCTCAAGCCAGCCCTTTTTCTCAATAGCTAGCATGTGACAGTAGGCGGCATTCCTTAACACCCCCAGTTCATCGGCTATCTCTTGATAAGTAGGGGGTAGTCCTGAAGCTATGCACGATTCAACGTGGTCAAATACGCGCTGCTGCTTGTCTGTGAGCGGTGATTTTGGCATGATTAATAATCTTTTGGTGAAGAAAACGAAATATCAATCTTGCTTGTGAAACGACTTTCCATTGATGTCATAACCCCGTCCATAAATATTTTAGCCATCTTTGACGGACTCTTGGCTACCTCTTTTTTAACGGCCTCTTTAATCTTACCCCTGTTTTCTTCCATGAATTCTTTTAATGCCTCTTGCGCCGCATCCCTTACAAACCCACCCATTACGACCTCAAGGAATTCAAATTTATTCTCGTAACCTGACGAGCTATGCTTTCCGGACGCGTTGACCTTTTGTGATAGTGCTGCCCCAACAAGCTTGGCAATCATTACCTCTGGATCACCAAGCTGAGATGCAATGGCTGCATTTATCTTGTCCCTTACTGCACGCTCAACAAGTTCAGTAGGTAATGCTATGCTCATGTCGTTATTCATGTCTCTTCCCCTTATTAATGTCCAATTACTATAGTGTACTTAATTACAGTACGTCAATATTTAATTTGAATTGTTTCTATTACATTAGTGCAACAGGGTTATTAGATTTTAGTTAGCTTGTAGTCGATCACTGGCGTGGTCAATAGCGAGGTATACCTTCCATCACTATCAATAGCCAGCGCTCTATCAGGCCCATCAACAGCAAGAGAACGATCTTGCCTAGGCCCTCGGTTGTATTTCATTGCAGCACTCTTATTTTCTTTTCTTGGCATATAATCAAGCGTTGTCTCTACTTCAAAGCCAAGCGCCTCGCATAATGCTTGCAATAGTTTCATTTCATTAGTCATTGTCTTTCTCCCATACGAAACATAAAGAGGTTGCTATATAGCTTTATTAGCAGCCATTAGTATTTTTAATTCCTCATCAATCTCAGGAGGCCGCCAATCAATACAATCAGTATTGCCTTTCCCCATGTTGCACTTTTCGCAAAGTATTTGCAGGTTGTCAAAAGTTAAAGCGAGCGCTGGATATTTAGACCTTGGCTTAATGTGGTCAACATGGACGGTAATGCCATTAAGCTTCTTTGACTGACCACAGCACATACACTCAGCTGAGTATTTACGTAACACTCTGTATCTGATCTTTCTCCACTCATCAGACTTATAGAATTCTGCACTAACACTCAATCCATACTTCTTAGCTTTACGCTTCTTTTTTTTGTTTCTATTCTTAACACCATTCTTTTTTAACTTTACCGGTTGATTAGGATCTTTAAACGACCAGTCACTATTTACATTACTCATGTTCATACCTCAAGTTATTTTGGCACATCAAACATACATCTCTTCCTTTTGAGTTTGAGTGCAATGAATATCTCTTCTTGTTCATGCCTCCAGTTGTCCACATAAAACAAGCAGTATCTTTAGCGTGTTCATTCCATATATGAGCCTTATTACTTAACCCTTTATCTCTAATAAGATACTGCATTTATATAATCCAGAGTGAAGTGAGTGAGTTGATGGCAAAAGAACCCCAACCCACAATGAAGTGAGTTGAGTCCCTTTACTTTATACAATCCGTCGGTCGATCGGTCGCATCAAGCAGCTAATAATCATCAAAGTTATATTAGCTCGTCATCTTTCCTGTCTTTGAACAGTCCAGCCCCTGTAATGACTTTAGAACTCAGTTGCAGTGTGGGCTTATCTTCTACTGCTTTAACAAAGAGGCGGTGAGTGAGCCGTGAGGCTGACATATCTACTCTGAGCGAGCTGTATCGTTTGCGTTTTCATCAGTGTCAATCGTTACTGCATCTAATGAACTGACAGTGTAATTATGAAGGGGTGCCATAGCATGGGAATTCACCCACTCGCATTAGCGACAGTTACACACACTAACTATGACGCCACCACATAATTACACTGGGTAGGAGGGAATCTATATTGAAGAGAGTGCTGGGGAGATAAGCTAGCTACCTGTTCTCCAAACACTGTAAAACTAGCTACAGCAAATAATTAAAACTTAATTAGCCCATCATCCAGTAGATTCAGGGTTTTCAGCAAACGACATGATTAGCCGCCAGATTTAATTACTCTTTACTCTCATCAATATAGACTCTGAATCTGTATTAAGGGGCCCTGTCCCGCCGATTACGTTGTCTCAGCGTTTACATTACGAATGTTGAACAAGACCCATTAATACAGACTCAAGGAAGCTTTAGAAAGGTTGTGTCTGTAGCATGATCAGTGCTGTATAAGGACTTTAGCGTGTTTCAGTTTTCAGTTAGCGGCTACCTTATACCTTGACCCTAACCTACTTGCTACTCTGGCGATTAACTCCAGCATTCTACAGACACAAAAAAGGCCAAGATGAAAACTGACCCTAGAGATTGGGGGAGAAATTAGAGAATACCGGCAAGTATTTACCTTACTCTCTAAAATCAGTTTACATCTTGACCCTTTCTCTAATTTCTCTCAAAAGCGCTTGCCAACGCCTACACCCAATATTCTAAGCTAATCCCCCAAGATTGCAAGTATTAATATGAAAGAGTGCTAGCCCGGAATTGAACCGGCCCGAAGGTGCGCGAGGTTTTTCACTCAGCCTGCTATTAGCCGCAACTAACACTATTGGATAAATACACTACCTATCCCCACAATGTCAAATAATATCAGCGCGGGGATGAATTAATTGTGTGGTATGCTTCAAATTCACGACAGGAGCTAATCATGGGTGATGTTGTAGAGCTAAAGCCAAGTGAAGATCCAGAGGAAAAACCAGAGAGCATCCTAAAACATACAAGCTACTTCGATTTTGATGGCGACTTAGGCGTAATCATGAAGAATGATTCACTGCTTCTTGTATGCCTCAATATGGATGAGTTCTTACTAGTAACCGGTGATCAAGAGCAGCTCTATACTCGCGCTCAGATAGCTGAATGGCTGCATCTGGCGTCATTGTTCGTTGATAGCAAGGATAAGTACATGCCTCTCGGTGATTTGGTCGCTATGGGATATGACGATGAGTAAAAAACAGTTCACAACCCTTGATTCAAGAGTGGCTTATAGGAAAGCATTGGACCCAAAGAACATTATGAATAAAGCGACTCCGATGAGTCAGTTGAACGCGAAGACATCATGGAAAGCTGTTGAGAATTGTTGTCGGTGGCGGCCAGTTAAAGTTTAGTTGGGATCATCATCTTTAATAGAATCGGGGTCCTGTCATTTTCATAATATCCGCCTTGCTGATTGAATACTTCTTGCTTGAATGCCCGGCCTACTGCTCTCTTCTCTCTTGCAGCCGTGTTAAGGCATTCGCGGCAGGGTTGCCTACGTGAGGCTAGAGTCTTGTAGAACTCGCTGAGGTGTTTGTTTACGTGGCATTTGAGGCATCGCATGGTTTTATTATACATAAAAAACCCCATCACTAGGACAGGGTTTTTAAACCAGGGTATTGTATTAGACGGTTTTAACTCGCCAACCAACCTCCGGCTTTGCCATCCCTTTGATGTCGGCGGAATGCACAACGGCAGAAGCATCTGATTCAATTGACAATAAAGTAACCGCTTCCGGTGACTGTAATGTTCGCCCATCGTTATCGGGACGCAGTACGCCCATATCAATGACAATTGCAGTAGCCGGTTGAATAGCATTCTCATATGGTACTTCACCCTGTACGGGGCTGTATGGATCGGCAACAGCATAGCCGGATAGCGTAAAGGCCATCATAACGATAAATGATAAAATAAGTTTATACATTCAACATCTCCTTTCTCCTGATTGTGATTAATGATCATTAAGCGCTTTCAGTATTGTTGATTATTTATTGCTCGTCAAGGATAAATCCACTTGCATTAGCGCATAGTATCGTCTATGTTAATTAACAGCGTAGTGATGTACGCACAAAAGGTTGGGACTTAAACCGTCCCTTTAGATAGTCGGCCTCCGAGCCGTTCCGATCTACCAAGATCGACCCAACCCGGTAAATATCACCGGAGGCCGTCTTTCTAAGAGGTTGGTTTAATTAGGATAAGATTATGAATAATTCAATGGTTTCATTTCACAACAACCCCGAGCTGAAAGGCCAGCTCGTGGCTAACCTTCAACAACACAAAGAACTTGATCAGTTTATCCAAGGCTCGTACTGGAATGACGGGAAAGGATGCGCTGTAGGTTGCTCTATCCACGACTTCGGCGGCAATACCAGCGACCACAAAGAGTATGAGCGCTTATTTGGCATACCAAGATCACTAGCGAGAATTGAAGACGGAATATTTGAAGGTCTTTCCGTAGAAGATTCAAAGTGGTGGCCTATCGCGTTCTCTGAGGCGATTCCGGTAGGCGTTGACCTGTCCGGCGTAGTAGATAAGTTCATGGTTTATCTGCTTGAAGGTGTTAAGCAATACGCTAAAGATGATGGGGTTCTTGCCATTCAAGCCGTTATTGATTTATACCAAAGAAAAATAACCGGCGAAGAAATAGATAAAAAAGAATGGGTAGAGGCTAGACAAGCTGCTGCTGATGCTGCTGCTTATGCTGCTGCTTATGCTGCTGCTTATGCTGCTGATGCTGCTGCTTATGCTGCTGCTTATGCTGATGATCGCCAACAATCAAGGAAGCGTCAAGCATTGAAACTTATTGAGATATTGAAGTCTAGCCACGCAGGGGCTTAACGGCCCTTGTTTAACACCATACAGCAGGAGAGAGATCATGCCAGTACATCAAGTAGAAGAATATTACCTGTACATTAGCGGTCTTGAACTAACCGACTCACAAAAGAGTTCGATTGAATCTCATCTTAGTGACGAAGGCTATCCGGATTATCAATTTCAGGATGGCGATACAGTACTCATTGTCGATGATATTCCAGACGAATCTAGCGGGGATACGCTGGAGTCCGAGATAGAAACAATTCTATCTACGCCTTAACAACCATATAGCTATTAACTGGAGAGGATTATGAGAGTAAGTAAATTTAAGAATGCGCAAATAGTTATTCAGCAGCTCAAGAATGGTGAATGGGAATTTCATTATAATCGCTTAGTTGGCCGTTGCTGCACTGCCCATAGAGAGGGTAGAGGGTTATGGGTTTCTAATGGCGCATGGTTCGTTGATGTCGATGGTACTAATGCTTTTGGGTTTGTATTCAGGCATTGGGTATGGTGGGCCGCAGCGAGAAAAGCGAGACTCCAAGCAGACAAACGGCTTAGACCTGTATCTAATGTGCCAAAACTATACGAATAACAACCGCCGGTATACACGTTATAAACTAATAGGTGAAGATTATGTTGAGCTTAAACCGAGCGCTTTACCATAGCGACATTGCTTTTCTTTGGATTACCGGGAATTTATGCGGGCCTATAACGCAGTATCAGAAGGCAATGGCGTTTAAAATGATAGAGCGTAGATGTAAAAAAACCGGCTAAGTGCGCCGGTAAGGAGGCCATTATATTGACCTTAGGGGAAACATACACACTTACAAGTCTTAACAAGGAACACTGGCACTACACCAGTAGATACGGGCCTAAGCCCTCACCTCCTATAATAATTGAACAGGGTACTACAGTCGGGTCGATCTTTCCTACACGCTATCAGTATAACTACTTAGGTATATTAATCAATCCAATATCATCAAGTATCATTTCCGTAGTCCAGACTATTTTATAATGCCCCGTGAAGCTCTCTAACAGCCTGTATTGGTCCGGTTTTATCTTGCTAGGGGTTGGCTTGCCATTCTTTATTTCGTACCAGTACGTGCGCCCTTGATAGCCGACAAGGATGTCATCGTGTCCTAGCTCAACATTTACGCCAGGAATAGCCCGCAATTCATCAACAATATCCTTCTGATTGTCATCCACCCGGGCAGCTCGCCTATATTTACTCATTAATCAACTCCACTACATAATCCAATAATTCTTGCTCAGTACCATAGGCCTGCTCAAATAGAAACTTTCCAGCATTTCTGCCCGGGCCGTGACGAGTAGCCCAAGTGCCATTACAGCAAGCTAAACGGTGATGCCTAGGACATAAGCCCAAAACATGGAGGTGAGCGCCTGGAATCGTTTTTCCTGTTGTGTGGTGAATCTCGGCAGGGCTATCCTGATCGTAGTGCTTACGACAGACGCAACAGCCTAAAGCCGTCACTTTCGTCATCCACTCGCGTTCTTCTTTGTTGGGATTTCTACCTTTCATGGTACTAACTCCAAAAATTCTACACGATCAACTAACCGATCAGCTTTGATTGTTGATATTGAGCAGTCGTGCCATTTTATAACAGCCTCTGCCGCTGTGAACATACAGCTGTGGAAGTCAAAGATTATCTGCACTATTCTGCCGTTTATGGGCGACTTACAGTTGATGACTCTAGCATCTACCTTGATCATCACAGCCACCACTCATCCGCCGCCATAGCAAACAATACCAAAATAATACAAATAGAAAGAACATTCTTCCACAGGTCAGATGAGTCATATTCATCTTCTTCAATGTCGTCCTCATCCCAGGCTCTACAACATTTCGTGCATTGGTATTTTATTGCGCGATCTTTGTGGAATAGGACTTTGTGATGAAGTCCGTGGAATAGTTCACAAATTAAAGTTTTCATTGGTTAGCTTCCTTGTATTTCTGATATTCACTATCAGCAGGATGGGGCAATAAACAGCCCTTGTCAGCACACCATGCGTCAACCTGAGACATAAAATAGTGCATCTCTGGCTTTCCCTGGTCGCTGGTATGTTTGAGCTGGCCGGGTATAGTTAGCTTGTCAGACACAACAACATCCTCATAACCAAGAAACATATGCTTGAATACTGCTTTCATTGCCTCTGGATCAAGCTTAAAGAATTTGGCCGCATGATTCACCCACCAATGGAAAGTGGCGTTCTGGCTCATTGTGCGGCCCTTCTCGCTCCACTCAACAATAACGAAATCATTGTCACCAAGGCTTTCTACATCGACCGCCGCATACATAGCGAAGTCGTAGCCGGGAATGTTAAGTCTCTGTAAAGTAGATTTCATCGTTGTTCACATCAATAGTAAAAAGATAAAACATCAAGAAGTAGCAAGCGGTTGATGTGGCTGCTATCCAATATAGGTAGGTCATGGTGTTATGCGTTAACGAAGGCCACAACAGAAGCCATCGCACTAAATGCCCAAACTTTCCACCATTGAGCATCATAAAGATCGTTTGTCTCAATCAGCATGCTAAGATTCGCACATACGACAAAGCCCATTAAAAATATGGTTAAAAAAACCAAATATCTCATTTCACTCCCCCATCGCCGCCAGTTCTGAACTAGTTATGCCTAACACCTTGCAAAATCTATCCTGAAAATCCGTCGAGCATGTAGGTAATTGAATTCGCTGTGATAGGTAAGTGGGTGCAATCCCCATCGCATGAGAAACCTCTCGCCCCTTCTTGCCTTTTACAGCCATTGCGATCTTTAGGCATTTGCCGATGTGCATATTCATTCTCCTTTTAATTTGAGTTAATCGTAGCTTATGGCTAATATTAACGCAACAAGTAATATATATTAAATATATACATAAATTGCTTGCAAGGTGCCGGTGGTGTGCTATTGTTTGCTCATACCAACAAAAAACGGGAAGCGAAATGGAAAAAGTGATTGCAGCAAAATACAGTTCAGAAGGTCGCAGCTTTGGTGATCTAATCCGTGAGGGCAGTGTTCGGTTTGATGAGCTAGAAACTATTAGCCGCTTCGAGCAAACCGAGTGGTATGTTGCAAAAGACGCATTTATTATGCTGTCCGGAAACCCACAAATCAAAGACAAGATGTACAGTGCTGGTGATCGCATTGAATGGGGTCCGTTGGACCGTAGCTAAGGGGAACGAAATGAAAGTTAAACAATTAATATATGCTCAATTCTGTGATTGGAAGGAAGGCGGCGTTACTTACTCCATGTATGACGAGAGTATGCGCGAATATATGGACAGGCAAGGCGATGCTAAGTTTGTCTGTGAGGTCGAATTTGAAGACGTTGACCGTGAAGAAGTCGTTAAAATGGGTGTTGCCGCTATTGATAAGGAAATTGCCGACTTGCAAGTGGCGATCAATCGCAAACAGGATAAGAAACAGCAGCTTCTAGTTATTGGAGTAGATAAATGAAGGACTTACAAAGCATTATCAATAATCGGGCAGATAGAAAACGTGAAAAAGTGTTTTCAGAGTTCTCCGCTGCTTATTGGGGAGTTTTTAAATGTCACTATGACCGAAGCGGCTTTATGGTATATGACAAAAATGGAAAGGCAATAGATTGCCATAAGCTATTAAAAATTTTGTCTGGCGAGCATTCAAGAATGGCTACAGATCCTTTTCGGGAGAGCGAAGCTCTTGAGTTCACAAGAAAGATTGATGCTCTAGGTAACGAAATTAACGAACTATTGGAGCGAGATCAATGAACGTCGAGCCATTAACAATAAAGCAAGTAGAGATGCAGACAGATATCAATGCCAATCGACTTCAGCGCGAACGCCACGAACGCCGACACGACCTGGACGGCATGGCAATGGCGACAATAACGCCAGAAGTAGTCGTGAACTATGGTAGAGTTGAAGGCTTCATGGCCGCTAAGCGTGACTATCTGGACAGCGGGCGATTCTATGATCGTTATATGGCCGGTACTGCTGAGTTTAAAGGCTATATGGAAGCCAAGTACATTATTAAAAATGAGGGGGTTGTGTCATGTCGGATTTGAATATCTACCAGCGCATTAATGCTGTTATGGCAGATTGCGACTATTTACAGAAAAAGCAAGCGCAACAGGGAAAAGGTATTAAATACGATGAAGTAATGGCTATGCTTCGCGACCTGCTAATAAAGCATGGAATCGTTATGGTGGTTAATCAGAAATCAATGGAGTGCATCTCTGGCGTTGAGGGGACTAAGCAGAAAGTCTATCAAGGCGAATATGCAATGACGCTGGTTAATATCGATAAGCCAGAAGAAAAGGTTACTCACTCAGCCTTTGCTCACGGTATGGATGGCGGCGATAAAGCTCCAGGCAAGGCGCAAACCTATGCCGTTAAAATCATGCTAGTTAAAGGGTTTGGCATTGAAACAGGCGAAGATGAGGAAAGCCGCTCAGAAAAGCTCGACAAACAAAACACCATTGATAGTGATCAATTCAAGACTCTGGCCCAGTATTGTCTGACCAATGACAATAAAGAGTGGACGCCTTTGGGTCAGAAGCTCGCCAAGGCATACAATATCGCTGGCCTTGGGTCATTACCAATAAGCAAATTTGATGAAGCGCTGAAGCGTTGTGAGGCTGCAAATGGAGATAGTTAAAGGCGAACAAGGCACTGAAGATTGGCACTCTCTCAGGTATGGCTGGACAACCGCCAGCAAGTTCAAAGACGCTATGGCTGGCGGTGCCGGTAAGACGCGAAAGTCTTATATGTATCAACTAGCCGCCGAAGCCATCACAGGCCAGCGTGAGGAAGGTTTCACTAGCCAGTACATTGAGTGGGGTAATGAGACAGAGCCTCAAGCCAGGGCTATGTATGAGCTTGTTAATGGCGTTGACGTTGAAGAGGTGGCATTCATTCGGTTAGATGGTCACAAGATTGGATGTAGTCCAGATGGATTAGTTGGAACTGATGGCCTGGTTGAGTTCAAATGCCCTAAAACCACAACGCAAATCGAAACCTATCTATCAGGCAAAATGCCGGCTATCCATAAAGCTCAAGTACAGGGGCAAATGTGGATAAGTGAACGTGAGTGGTGCGACTTTGTAAGTTTCGATCCTCGCATTGACGGTGAAGCATCGTTCTTTAAAATTCGTGTTACGCGCGATGATGAATACATCAAAGACCTTGAAGAAAAGATATTCAAGTTTGCTGATGAATTAGAGCAAATGGTTAGTTTATTAAGGAATAACCCATGAAGCTAAAGATAAACCCCGATGATCTGCTCGAAACCATAAAGGCTAATCCTGGCTTAAAGATTATCGAGTATGCCAATATATTTGACCTTAACAATCCGTATACGCTGAAATACGCCAAAAACAAATTAGTTAAGATTGGTGAGATTGATGCTGAACGTGGGCCGAACTGGACCCGACTATGGCCTAAAGGCACTATGCCGGAGAGAGTGGCTATTGTGGCTGATAGTGGGTGTAAGAGCTTAATGAATCAATTTATGAGCAGGGCGTTTGTTTAATTCCTTGGGAGGTGACTTATCGATTGAAGCCTTGTATGCCTCTACCTCACTGCTCAGTAGATAAGATTTCGACCATTTACATTGCCTGGAAAGCCGTACCATCCCATCGGAAAGGAGCGCCGTTACCAGTTAAGCTTATACGATCACCCGGTAATATCCCGCGCACATCGGCGCTTGAAAACACTGGAAGCGTTGCTACCGGCAGCAGTTCACGAGGGCCATATAAGTTGCCATGAAATTGATTGAGGATAGATTGTTCACCGCCGCCTTTGCCCAAAAATTTGTGCATTGTCACCGCTCGAATATCTACAGACTCTGTTGATGTTATCCACGTTCCAACTCTCACTAAGAAGTCTCCAGTGTCAGCAGGGACAATCAATAGCTCTGTTGTCCAATAATTTATACCCTCATTAGACTGTCGAAATATACGAGCCTGAAAATTAGTAACGCCATCAAATATCTGCATATAGGCAGCACTCGTTCCGCCTTGGTTGCGACCTGTCACAGCAATAACATAGTATTCGCCAGAAGTAGTTGCTATTGGGGTGGTATTTCTGAAGTTAATAGTTCCTGAGACATTGGTAGGGTTTAGCCGGATAAATCTAACACCGTCTTCTTCCAGTGGGTCAAGTTCATCTGTACCAATAGAGCCAGTACGAGAATTAATAAACCACGCATTACCATCAGTGCCGGCTTGAGCTTCATTAAACGCATTGTTCACTAGATAAGGATCTTCCAGAAGGTTAGGTCCAAGGGCCATTGTATTAATCAGCCTAAGCTCACCGAAAAAAGGAGATGTTTGAATCTCGAAATCAGTAAGCTGGCAATCTTGAAGTGTAACCTGTCCGCCATCATAAACCAGCGTATCAATCTCGCAGGCGCTAATTGTAATAGCTTTATTAGCTGTTCCACCCGAACCATTCTCTAAAATACTGAGCTTTGTCATCTCCATGTTTTTGACGGTAATATTTTCGTTAAAAGTGGTGCTGCTGTTTGGCTCAAAACTGACATGAAAGACAGAGCCCGTTCCATAACAGCCGTCTATTGTGCAATTTTTATTATTCTCGACAATAGCTATATCGGCTTGGGTATTATCATCAAAACCACACTGTTTAACAGAGATGTTAGTACTATCTTTCATGTACAAACCCCACGCATCAGCAGGGCCGGTGACATCTCTGAAGCCTTCAAAGACCATCTTCTCAAGTGTAACATTTGAGGATGCGCCTACAGTTGTTCTCTGCAGTTCAAGATCTGGTTCAAGAGATTTTATTCTTAGAGCGCTGACACGACTATCGCTATTGATCTGTCCCATTACAACAGACATGGCTATATTAAAAACCTCTACAACAGTACCCTGTGTAAGACTTGACCCATCACCGAATACCTCCATATCCGCTTTAACTTTAAATAATTGCATTCGATAAGAGAAGCCGTCAATGCCAGGAAGATAAACACGACCAGGCCTTAATGTGTCAACGATATGAAGCCATGTGGTTGTGTGATCTGTAACAATGGTTCCGTCTATTGGCGTATCGGCAAACATTCCAAATTGATTGACGTTTATAGTATTTGTGGTTTGTAGTATCGCAACATTGCCATTAGCCAGCGTATGGTCGCCAATTTCATCGACTGACTGGCTAGCCTCGACAAGATAAGTTGCCAAGCCTCTGTCTCCGGCAGTGAAATATCCAGCAGTGAAAACCATAGTGCCAACAGCTAGTGTTGTTGATCCGGCCATATCTGCAACCGTAGAAAACTCAACAGCAGGTACGGATACCGAAGGAGCCCCAGCATTTTCCACGCCTGTTAAATCTCCTTTCCAGCGCAGATATAATCCGGCGCTTGGGTCAGGCAATGATAATTCCGTAGCATTCTGCAATGACTCTTGAAACGCAAGAGTACGACCTGATCTGTCTGCCTGCTGCTTGCTGAGACTGACCACCCTATCAAAATCAGAATTGACCACATCAGGAATGAAGTCACTGTTTTGCTGATAATTAACCGTTCTATCTTCTGCGATATTGGAGACAATAGTGACCAGATCATTAACACTTGTCGGTGTGGTTAGGGTAATCGAGCCGCCGCTGGGATCATTTACGCCCAGTACGGTGAATGATGTGGTGATATCAGTGGAATCGTTAGCATCCTGCCCTGCTGGTGTTACATAGACATTTAGATCAGCGGTGGAATAAATCTTAAACGTATAGGCAAAGATCGTTTGACCTGCCGCCGCTATAAACTCATTGCGTGATGGAAGTGCTGTAACTGTCATCTTAACGTCCTATTAATTTTTCGGCCTTTTGGCGCTTGTTAAAGATTATATCATTCTTTAATTCTGGAAACTCTTGCATCATCTGAGCCTTGGCAGATTCACGATAACCTTCAAACGTGGCTCGGATCATTAGAGACTTGCCGCCTTCCTGGCCTTCAGTGGCCCGTTTATATTGAGGCGTTCTAAACAATTGGCTAAGTTTAACTTGCAGCTTAACACCCTTAGCGCCCTTGTTATCCTTGCCTGAGTAAAGCTGTATATAACGATCATACTGCTTAGGGTCAAGCTCAACGCCATTAATGTTCTTATGAGGCATTCTGATAAGGCTCTGCTGTGCAACAATCTCATCAGCTACAGGGTTTTTCTTGTCTGTGCTGGTATAGATGGGGCTCATAATATCAGGGCCAAGTCCGCCCGATAAGACAATAGGCTCACCAAATATGTTTCTACGTGGCGGTAAGTCATCTGAATAGCCTGGAATACGCGACTTGATGCGGTCAAGAATGCCGTATGTAGCCTTCAACTCAGGGGTTAATGTTCGGGAAATAGCGGCAACGCCAGATGGAATAACAGAGCCTGCCATCCTTGAAAGCCACCGTTTCATTTTCTTGTTGTTTGCCTCTGGATCAGATGAGGCACTGCTCATTACATCAAAGAACTCAGCCAATCCGCGAAGATACGTTTTAGATGTAACATTTTGGCCGACAGCTACCATAGCCGCTGTAGTCAAGTCCAAAGCGTCTAGCTCACCTGATTGGCCAACAATCTCGGTTATGTCGGCAGACAATCCAATGAATGCGCCAATAGGATCAAGACGGCTATAGGCAAAATATGTATCATCGAATTTAATAGAATAAGGCTGCCACCCTGTTGCTCGTAGAGTGTTTCTCATCTGAGGGTTTGTTGGCCCCGCACCTGTGATATTACCAGACATCGAATAATCAGCCGCCACCATCATAGCCATCGACCCTGTTGCAATCTTGGCTAATGCCAAATCTCTACGCGCCCCACCCGCCGCCATCTCAGCTCTAACAGCCGTTGATAGTGGAGCCAGTACAGTACGCTCACCGACATACTTAATAATGTTAGTTGGTGTACGAATAAACGGCACAATGATACGCATTGCAGGGTTTTTAGATATTACCTGCTGTACGGCCTTGCCACCTTCACCTAGTTCACGGGTAAAGGTTTGATATCTAGAAGCATTGACCGCCTCAATGTGTAAGTTTTCAGGGGGATTCTGAACAATATTGTTAATGCGAGCAGCTAACTCCTCACCGCGCAATCCTTCATTAAACCCTGTTCGATAGGCTTGTCCATGTAACTCCATGCGATATCCAATGGACTTAAACAGTTCATCACCTGCCGTAAGCAATCGACCAGGAACACGTACCGCCTCACCAACAAAATCAGCAAATCTACCTGCAATACCTGTTAAGTTTAGATTATCGCCTGTAATAGCGCGGAATCCTTGATTTTCCATCTTAGTGATTGGATCACTCGGCTCACCTGTTTTAATTGCGTGCCAAGCTAGTTTAAAGCCATCCTTAGCGCCTTGAACCATGCCAAAGGCTTGAGATGTTGTCTCGCCTTCTGGTATAGCTTGCCCGCCTACAGCGTCACCGATCATGGATGCTACTTTACGCTCACCAACAGACCATCCAACTACGATGGCGTTAGATAGAACATTGACCACGTGAGTCGCTGGAGAGCTTAATAGGCCATTAATCCATGCCTCATAAAACATTGCTGGAGTGGATGCTTTCTCAGCCTGCTTAACAAAGGTATTGATCTGACCAATATCGTCTAATTGAGATAGCTGTGAGGCCAAATCTTTAGACCCTTCAATGCCGCCTCCTGTTGAAAGCGCCTCTTTAATCAATCGCTCTTGCTCTTTCGCGCTCTTTGCCTGGATATTAAACGACTGTAATGCTCGACCAGCCTCAGCTGTTAATCCTGATACCTGCTTTTGAATAGCTGAGTGCTGAGATAGAGCTCTTCGGAACTTTAAAATATCTTCTTCAGTGCCAGTAGCAGCCACTTTGGCCAAGTTAATAAGGTTCTCACCAGATGCCACTAGAATCTTGCGAGCGGCCACCGCCTGTTCAGCATTGAATGCTTGCCCTCTACGGCGGTCTAGTAATTGCTCTACCGTAAATCCTAACTCATCGGCCAACTTCTCTGTCTGCTCATTGGTGATGACCTCACGGCGCTCTAGGTTAATATCCTTGGCTTCAGCCTCGGCAACGCCTTCAATCAATTTCTCAACATCTTCAGTGGTTTCCAAACGGTTGAGATTGATATTTAATGCGCGCTCTTCGCCGGCCTTCTTTTCGCCAACTGTGAATAATGGCGCATCTTCATCGGTGACTGCTTGAATGGGTTTAAATTCTGGCTCTGCCAACGGCAACCCTTCCTGGTCCACCGCGACAAGCCGTTCAGCTGTCGTAGGTTCGGCTACATCTTTCGCTATAACAGAAACACGCTCAGCCGCCTGCTGATCTAACATCAACTGCCGTTGTTCGGCCTTAGCAATGCGATTAGCGCGCAACACCTTGGCCGCTTTAAAGAAGCCGTCAGTAATGCCGCCTAATCCCATGCCTTCTACAGCATTCTTGAATCGTCCTTCAGCTGCACCATCATCAGAATCTGCTTCCAGGTATCCGGTAATGGGATTTTTCAATACTGGGAACTCTTCAATCAAGTTAGACAGTCTATCTTCGTGCGGATCAAATACTAGAGCATCAGCCGCAGCACCGGCACCAATAACCTGAGCCGCTTTGCTAGTTACGCCTGCCAACTTAATAGCTTTAGTAGCCGGTATAAACCCTGTAACGAACTGAGAGATGCCACGAATCAACGCACCTGTACCGGTACGAGGCTCATCAGCAGTGATAAAGGACTCTTCTGTGACATCTTTACCACCTAGCGTACCCAATGGAATGGCAGACTCCATAAACTGGGCGAGCTCTTTGGTGGCGTTTAATACGCCACCTACAATCTGCCTTGGTGCCTCAATGACACCGCCCGCTATATCAGCAGCTACTGCGCCAACACCTCCAGCAAGAGAGGCAATATTCTCACGCGCCCTCGATGCACTTAACAATGCTGCATCAGACTGCACAGGCTCCTCAGATTCAGAGGCAAGCTGTCGCCTACGCAGCTGAGAGGGCGTTAAATAGCTGGCATCCCTTGCCGATAGGTATGTGCCTGTTAAATCATTGGCCACTCAAAGCCTCCTTCTTAGCTGCATCAAAGCCGCCTAACGTAGATTTTAATTGTTTTAGCCGCTGAATTAAAAGAACTTCTGCGTCATAGGTTTCATCATCAACATTACCAGCTTGCCATTCTGTATCCAAGGTCTTCAATGCTTCATCTAAATTGTCCTTTGTACCAAATTTTGGCGGGGTTTCCTTCAGGAACTCATCTTTGTTAATCAAATCATCAGCTACCTCAAACGGGTCTTCACCGTCTAAGACTCGCTCGCTATATTCTCGGCGCGTCCTGGCTAATCTCTGTTCAGATTCAAAGTCCAATGCGCCAAATGGCCCGGTTACTCTCATGGATTGCGTAATAAAGTCTTCGGCACGTCTTGATCGGTTAGTCTGGAGTATAGATTCTTTGTCAAGTGACTGATTGAGGTCATTAATCAGTGCAGCACCGCTAGCCTCAGTCAATCTTGATCCTGTATTAGCGATAATATTCTCACGAACCTGAGTCACACTAACGCCTGCACGAATATCGCTTTGAATATCAGAAATCAGCGCCCAATCATCAACACCCTGACCCCTAGTCTGTAAAGAACTCACTAATTTTGTGGCTTGCTCAAAGCTAATCTGCTTCTGTTTGGTAGCTGCTATAACGTCATCGGCATCTGCAGTACCATCCAGAACGCCCAAGAACAAGTCAGTAGTGTTATTCTCCTGCTGCTCTGAAGTGTTATCAGTCTGCTCTTGCTCGACCTTGTTCTCAAGGGCTATATGCCGGTTAAGATCAGAGCTTAAAGTACGGACAAGCTCATCTTGTTCATCAACAGAGAATCCCGTAGGAATCGTATCACCAACCGCATTAATCACATCAATAGCACCCTCAATACCTTTAGATGCAATGGCTGTATCCATGGTGAATCGGATATTCTGTACTGTAGCCAACCGGGTCAGCTCTCGCTTTCTCTCTTGTGCCACATTAACATCAAGTCTGCCTGATTCAACCCTGGCATCAATAACCGCAAACGTATCGACAAGCGCCTCAGAAGCTCCTAACGAGTTACCCTCTTTGCCCAAGATCATGGCTTCTCGGCTTAATACTTCGATAGATGAGATATGCTCCTGGTCCGCCTCATCAGACTGACGCTTAATAGTAGCGCCCTGCACCTTAGTCCTGGCATCTGAGACAATACTATCAAGCTTATCAAAAACTAATGTACGTGCAGTAGGGTCAACGTTCTTCAATATGCTCGAGGTAAAAGCATTCATCTGATCATTGAATTTTACTAGGTTGTCTGGATTCTCAGCAGAAATTCGAGAGACTTCCTCGCGCATATCCCGGTTTAACCCGGCTACATACGCACTACGCAGCCCATTATTAAACGCCTCATCCCTTGCCGAACCAATAAAGCCAATCTCTCTGAACGCTGGTTGGTCGCCTTCTCCTAATGCCTGACCTGTTGCAATACCTTCTTGCTGTGATCTAGCTTGAACTTTAGCTAATCGCCTCTGTTGTAATTCAGCGCCGAACTGATCTAGCTTTTGGCTAAGCGATAGTAAGCCTGGAGCTGCACCTGTGCCCAAGTCTCCTGCTTGTGTTATTTTTGTTTCTTGAAATCGCTTAACCATTACTCGCCCACCTGAGCCGCTGAGGCACCAGCCTTTAATAGTCCGACAGTGGCCGATAAATTAGCTTGTTTGCGCGCTATCTTTCCTCGTGCAAGCCTTGAAGTTACCTTCAGACGTGACTCCAGCCCAGCTCTCTCGCCAGCAACATCGGCCTTGCGTATATCTTCTTGCAGAATAGTCAGTGGTGAACCTTCAAAAGCTGCAATACCACCAGCACCGGCTTGAGCATTCTGTGAGGCTAAGGCTTCAGCTAATCGTTGCTTGCGCTCAACCTCGCGTTGTGTGGCGGCTAAGTCCTCTTGCTTTGCCGCTGTCTCAGATTCAAGCTGAGTTATTTTACCGGCTGCACGCTTTTGAGCAAAAGACAGTAATCCAACGCCAGCGATTAATGGAGCAGCCATTACACACCTACCTCATTACAGATATTTAATATAGTCATTGGTAGCGGATCGTCCTGTGTAATTGTAACTGTTGCATCCCGACTCCAGCCTAACAAATAAATCTCTTCTAGTCGGGTGCTAGGTGTAGGGTCATCAAACACATCAACACCAAAGGTCTTATCGGGTATCTTCTCGCCATTAACGATAACACCCAAGCTCTCAAACAGCTCTAATGCAGTCCTTACTATCCGCTTCTGTACTGAGGCGTTAGGTCCGCTTTTTAAATTGATATTGAGCGGCATTGTTTCAATGGTTGGCCTGTAGTTCAGCCCCGCCTCTATCTCAGTAGCCACGACAGCAATGGTTATCTGCCCACCTGAAACCACTTGATCCAACTGAACGGCGCCATCAGCCCTAATTCTAACCGATTCACCATTTAAATGATCCAATCCAGTTAATGTATCGCTGTTTACTACTGATCTGATGTTTGAGTCGGTAAAAGAATCCTCATCCTCGACCTCAATAAAGAACTTCTCAACACTGTTAATAGTGCGTTTAACCAATACATTAATCCGATCATCAACCACGGCGATAGACTCGATTGTTCCGGTTGTTAGCCAGCGAGTAAATGATGTTACACCTTCAGCAACCAATGAGTTATACACAGTCAATACACCGTTATCCCCAAGGATATACACATAGTTGGTATCTGTTACCTCAGTGCCCTGAGATACTTTGATATCAATAGGGTTTGTGATCAACTGAGGCGAAAGTATGGATACTGAGGTGGAGGCGTAAGCCTGGAAGTCATTCAGAAACACGAATTGTCGCAATGCCTTGCCGGTTCTCTGGATGTATAGAGTGGTGCCTTCTATGGTTACTGGGCGCACTCGCTTTGATCCAAAATTAGTTTGGAATAAGACCGCTATATTTTCTGGAGTAATAGGCGACTTATTGATAAAGAACTCACCGCCCGTAGTAAAAATCTGTAGGTTACGGTTTGAGATTATCCCCTGAATCGCATTAACCTGATCAGTATCCAGCGTTGCCTCAATGCTCTCATCATCCAGACCACGCCCTGCTTCAAAATTAAAGAAGTCATTAACCCGTGAGCCCCATAATGTCTGAGGTCGTTGTGTTGACCCACCAAAGAACAAGCGTCCCTCATGGAATACGCACGTTACCGGCCATCCACGAGTAGAAGACCAGACATCCTCTGACCTGGGAACGCCCTTGGTTATTTCCACTGAGCTTCCAGCCATCGCTACATTGACAGTAGTAACCGCTGATACAGTAATATCATCAAAATCATCAGCCGAATCATCAGCAAACGTCACTCGATAAATATCAGCCCCAGTATTAGCAACGGTTATACCGCTATTACCTGTGTTAATAAGGGCCTGCAAGGCATCACGGATGTTATTCGCCGTGGTTGTCGAAGCTGAGCCAGCATAGGCAATCTCTTCAGTTAGAATCCCATTAAGACCCAGCTTATAAATATCACCAGCCGTAACGCTGACAAAGGTAATATCTTGCACTTCACTGGTTGGCGTAGGACTAGAGGCGTCATCAAAATTAAACTGGGGGACGTTGGTTAAAACTCTGATTTGAATAGTCCAATCGGTATCAGACGTTCTAAACAGTTCACGGGGTGCAAAGTCGGGATGAGTAATAATCGCCGTATCAGCCGATTGAATGAAATCCAAATCCTGTAGATCAGCCAGGGCGTAGGGTGAGACAAAGAAATCATCGCCCGAGCCATTGATATTGGTCTGCAATACTCCACTCTTGTAGACCTGAATCTTTAAAGCAGTGAAGACAAGTAGATATTGCTGT